AGCAGAGCCCGCACCTGGTCGACCACCGCCGCCTCGATCTCCGCCGCGGACACTCGGCGCACGATGCTGTCGTCGCCGGCGGCGTCGCCTTTCAGCACCCGCTGCGCCACGTAGTAGCGGTAGAGCCGGCCATTCTTCCTGGCGTGGGTTGGCGACAGCGCCCGGCCGTCCACCCCAAAGATCAGCCCTTTCAGCAGTGCCGGCGTCTGTGCCCGGTTCTGGTTCGCCCGCGCCCGGGGGCTGACCTGCAGCACTGCATGCGCGCGATCCCATAGCTCCCGCTGCAGGATCCCCTGGTGCTCGCCGGGATAGATGTTTCCCTTGTGTGCGGCCTCGCCGACATAGGTCCGGTTGTTCAGCAGCTTGTAGACATCGCCCTTGTCCAGCGGTCGGCCCACCTTGCTGGTGAGGCCCTCCTCACGAAGGCGCTTCACCGTCTCCATGCCCGACCCCGTCTCGGCGAAAAGCTCGAACACCCGGCGCACGCGCGGCGCCTCATCCTCATTCACGATCAGCTTGCGCGCCACCACGTCGTAGCCGAGCGGCACCTTGCCTCCCATCCACATGCCGCGGGCGCGGGAGGCGGCGAATTTGTCGCGGATTCTCTCGCCAATTACCTCTCTTTCGAATTGGGCAAAGCTCAGAAGGATGTTCAGCGTGAGCCGGCCCATGCTGGTCGTTGTGTTGAAGCTCTGTGTGACCGACACAAAGGTCACGCCGTGCGCGTCCATCACCTCCACCAGCTTGGCAAAATCCATCAGCGAGCGGCTGAGCCTATCGATCTTGTAGACCACGATGACGTCGACTAGGTCGGCCTGGATGTCGCGCAGCAGGCGTTGCAGCGCCGGTCGCTCCAGCGTGCCGCCGGAGAAACCGCCATCGTCGTAGCGGTCGCGGACAAGCACCCAACCCTCGGCGCGCTGGCTGCTGATGTACGCCTCACAAGCATCGCGCTGCGCGTCGAGGGTGTTGAATTCCTTCTCCAGCCCCTCGTCTGTCGACTTCCGCGTGTAGACGGCGCAGCGGAGCTTCTTCGTGGTGGCCGGCATGGCCGGCTCCATGCGGGCGCGGCGGGTCATGCGTCACCTCGCGCGCGCAGTCCGAAGAACGTCCAGCCGTTCCACCGCGTGCCGGTGATGTGCCGCGCGATGGCCGACAGCGACTGATAGGGCCGCCCCTCGAATTCGAAATCGTTGATGCGCACCGTGACCACGTGCTGCACGCCCTGCCATTCCCGGATCAGGCGCGTGCCGGCCAGCGGCCGGCTATCGGCGCGGATGCGGCGCAGGACGACGTTGCCGCCGTCCAGTTGCTCACCCAGCGCCACCAGCCGGTCGACCGTCTCCGGCTTCAGCCCGCCATAGGCCAGTTCCTGGATCCGATACGCGAGCCGGCTCTGGATATAGCTCCTGCTGAACGGCGGCGGTTCCTTGCCATAGAGTTCAAGCCACTGGCGCTTCAGGGTTGCGATGGGCGCGGCATGCAACGCCGCCAGCCGGCTCAGCACCTGCGTGGGCGGAATCTTCGGGATGGTGGGGGCCGGCGAGGCTGCGGCGATGGATCGTCTGGTCATGCGAGTCCCTTCCTGTTGGGTTTCGCATGCAGGCGCTGCCAGGCAGTGGAGTGTAGAAGAATGTCTCTCCCCTCCCCGACCTGTCTGCCAGCCCGCGCATCTTCCTCGGCAGTGCGGCTGCGCAGCCGCACCAGCCCCGCGGCCAGGATGCTGCACACCTCACGGAGGTGAGGAGGCAGGTGCTGATTAATGGGTGTTTTTTCCACCCTCGGCGTTTGCATGTCGGTCGCGGCCCAATTTCCTCCCTCCACCTACCGAGCGCGGGAATGAGATGTCGGGGTCGGCCAAACCAAATGCTTGAACAAAGAAGGAACATTCGCTATCTGAGATGTCCCGCCTGTAACATTCAATCCCTGATTGTCCCGGAGGCCCATGGCATCCTTTAATCCACGGAGGTTCTCCGACCCCGATCGCCTGCGCGCCATTTCGCCGGACCGCCTCGTCGCCTTTCTGGCGCCCTGGCGCGCCTTTCTGGAGACGCGTGGCCTGCGCTTACCCGACCTGCCAGCAACCGAAATCGACTGCGCGGGGCTAGCCGACATCCTCATGCGACCGGATGCGGCAACGCCGCCCGACATGATCGACGCCCTCTACTACGTGCATGAGACCGCGACCGCGGAAGACATGGACCAGCTCCTTGCTGCCGTTCGTGCCCGTGGGTTGTCAGTGACCGACGACGCCGCGGCGACACCCATCGACCTGGCCATCGATGTGTGGAGGGTGGCGCCCGATGTGGTCCGCGGCCACCATGCTGAAGTCATTGCGATGCGCCAGCAGAACTTCGAGTACTTCGGTCCAAGCCAGCCGATCCGCGGCACGTTCCCTGACATCAATATGGAACTGCGCCAGCTGCTGGAGAGCGAGTTCGACGATTGGTTTGAGACCCACCGGCGGGGCCGCGGCTGCCGGATGTTCGTCATCAGGCATTCCCCAATGACCTGGATCCTGGTGCGCCACGGGCAGCCGATGCGCCGGGAAGCCAGCCAGAAGGACGATGGCGGCGTCGGGACCGAGTTCTATCGGCCGCAGCGGCACGACGTACTGATTTATGATGAGCGCAACGGCGATGTCGGCGTGCATGCCAGCACGAAAGGCGAGCGGAACCTCTACCTGCGCACCCTCGGCCGGCACCTGTTTTCCGGCGAGGAGCATTTCCCACCAGCCGGACGCTTCACCCTCGATCCCCTCATTGCGGATGGCAGCCAGGCACTCAACGTCGAGGATATCGACGGAATCAAAGGCGTGCGGCTCATCGAGTGCCGGCGCTACTTTGGCGGCCCGCAACGCGAGATGGAGACGCGGAAGGCGGAGGACATCTTTGCTGCCCTTGCCAGCCGCAACATCCAGAGCCTGGCGGGCCCGCGGCTGAACAGCGCCACCTTCAAGGTGGCGTTCGACGACTCCGAGAAGGAGCGATCCGTTACCATCCGGCCTCCAGGCATCGCGCGCTATGAGCGAAATGACGACAGCGAGCTCATCGAGCAATGGCTGCGTCGTCGCGGCTTCATTCTCTCGGGCCAGGGGATCGATGACGATGAAGCCGCTACCGCAGTTTTGGAAGGCGTTTGATTCGCTTCCCGGCGCCGCGACGGATCGGCGCGATTGGGCGGGCAAGCTCGGTGCCGAGTTTCCCTCGGCGAAGAGCTTCCTTCGTGCAACAGGGCGGCGGGCGACGGCGATCGACTGTCCTTCCCCGGGCGGCGACGGCTGTCCGCGTGAGGTGATCAAGGCGGCGGGTGGTGCGCTGCGCGCCGTGTGCCGATCGGCCACGGGGCGGTGCGATCCACTCGATCTCAAGGCCGAGGACACCGACATCCTGCAGGTGGACTTCCCTCGTCTGCGGCAGGTGCTGGCGGGGGCGTTCGGCGTCCAGGCTGCTGCCGTGCTGCCAGCATCCAGCCGTGTTGCCCGGCTGGGTGAACATGCCATCGCGGCTGGTGTCGCCGCACCGGTGATGCTGCTGGTGCCGGGGCCAATAGATGGCATCCAGCTCGACGAGCTCCGGGAGGCTGGGTTGGACGGCGACCACGCGGTCCTGTTGGTGCCGACTGCGGCCTCGCTGCCGTCTTCGATGCGGGTGCGCCTGGCGTCGATGGGGCACTGCGTGCTGAGCCTGAGCGATGTGACGGGGGCCGACGGTAAGGGCAACCTCGTGCTGGTCCAGCCTGTCGAACTTCTGCTGCATGACATTCGGGCAGGGCTCCAGGTCCGGATCGATGCGGCGCAGGCTGGCGCCAGCGTTTCCATGCCAGCCGGGGCGCAATGGGCCGAGGTGACATTCGTCCTCATCTCCGACGAGGTGCTGAATGTCGCCTGCCGCGGCCAGACCCAGAGGCTCGAACCCGACCGCGTGGGCATGAAGGACGGGCGGACTGGCAAGCCGACTGAGGCCTGGGCCTTCCTGCAGGTTCTCGCTGGCGTCGGCGGGGTCATGGGACCGCTTGGCCGCGACGTCGTCGAGGAACAGAAGAAGAGGAAGCAGGCGCTCAGCAAGCAGCTCGTGCGCGCCTTCGGCATCAGCGGTGACCCGATCCGCTGGAGCAAGCGGGATAGGGCATACCAGACCGCCTTCGTGATCCGCGACGAACGACCAAAGACGGTCAGGATGGCCGCCGCCCGCCGGTGAATTTTCACCGGCCGCTCTTCCGCCATCTGCACTTTTTTCTCCGCTAACGGCGTCATGAATCCCCTGGGCTTTCCCGCCGGAGCCCCGCGCATGCCCGCTCCCACACCGCGCCCCCGGTGAATTTTCACCGGTAGCCATCGATCGGGCCGCGAGCCCGTCCTCGATCGACGGCGACCTTTCATGGAGCAGACCACCCGGGACGCGGCGCTTGCCCCCCGCACCCTCAAGTACATCCGCAGCACAGCGAGGCGGCTGGCGCGCAGCGGCCGGATCCGCGGCATGGATACCGAGGACATCGCGCAGGATCTCTTTCTGGATCTCTGGCGTCGATGCCCGGCCTTCGACCCTAGTCGGGCGAGCTTCCCAACCTTCGCCGACCGGATCATCGCGCACCGCGCAGCCAGCCTGACCGCCTCGACACCGCGCATGCGGCTGGAGCGCCGACAGATCGGGATCGACGATCCGATCGACGGTTCCGATGGCGGCACCTTGGCCGACATCCTTTCAGATCCGGCTGCGCCGGGCGAGTTGGATCACGGCCTCGCCCTTGATTTCCGCCGCTTCATTGAGGGCCTGTCGCCTGCTCTCCAGCGGTGCTGCGCGATTCTGGCGGAGCCGAATATCCGCCTGGCCGCGACGCAGGCAGGAACCCACCGCTCGTCGCTCTACGAAAACGCTCGTCGCCTCCGGAAGCGGGCCGACGAAGCGGGTCTCGGAATCTACGTCGCCGGACCCCGACAGGTTTCGATCTCCGCCGGTAGGTGCCTGGCATGACTATCCACCCCTCCCTGGCTAAGCGCCGTGGCGCCGCCGCCGATGTTCGGCACCTGGATCAGCATGCACTCGCAGCGCGCTGGGGCATGTCGGTCAGGACGCTGGAGCGGTGGCGCTTTCTGAACCAGGGGCCTGCGTTCCTGAAGCTCATTGGCCGCGTCGTCTATCGCTTGGAGGACGTTGAGGCGTTCGAGGCAACGCAAATGCGCCGCGGCACGAAGGCCAGCGCACCGCCGCGGAGCCCTGCCGCATGAGCGCGCTGGTCCGCTACGAGCAGGCCCGCACCGCGCTGGCCGAATGCGCCCGCATCGATGAGGCCTCGGAGATCCGCGACAAGGCGGCGGCGCTCGCCGCCTACGCCCGCCAGCGCGACGACCGCGACCTCGAGGTCTGGGTGCGTGAGATCCACCTCCGCGCTTGTGTGCGCATCGGCGTCCTGAGCCGGGACCTCGATCAGGCTCAGACTGTTCGCCAGGCCGATGGCGCTACGGTTCGACTTCCTGCCGGTGGGAAGTCGAAGGCTGCAGCGCTCGCCGATGCCGGCATCTCCACCAGCACCGCCCAGCGCTACGAGGAATTGGCTGGCGGTCGTGAGGAGCAGGCGCAGGCCGCGGGCCGCGCGGCCATGGAGGCCTACTTCGCCCAGTCCCGCGCCGATGGCGCGCCGCCAACCATGGCTGGCCTGCGCGGCGCCGTACGCGGAGCGCTGCAGGCCACGCTCGGCCCGCTGCCGACCCGCACCAAGCGCCCGTCCCCCGCGCTCGATGCGACGAAAGTCGCGCCGATCGGCGCCGATTGGGCCGACTGGACGGCCGCCGTCCTCACCGTGGCGACCCTGCCCACCGACTTCGCCTCGCTCGCCGGCCGCAGCCCCCGCGCCCTGCTCGCCGATCTGCGCGGCGAGGCACGCGAGGCGCTGCAGCGGCTGCCGCTGTGGATCAACGCCCTGGAGAATGAACATGACCACACCGCATGACCGCATGCGGACGCTGATCCGCGAAGCCCGCATCAGCGTCCATCACCGCGGTAACGTCCCCGCCATCGTGGGCGAGATCGTCCGCAGCGCATCCGAGACCATCCGCCAGGATGATCAGCTGTTCGCCGTCGTGCTTTCGACCGCGCTGAACAAGCTGATCCGCGACGACCTCAAGCGCAGCGCCGAAAGCGCCGACCACGCCGAGGGGTTGCGCGCCGAGCAGATGGAGATGTTCCCGCAGGATGCGCGGGCGACCGTCGAGCAGATCGGCCGCGGCGAGGTGTTCGTGCCCAGCCGCAACGCCTTCGTGCCGCTGCTGCCGAGCCACCTCCTGCCGCAGGAGATCGACGAGGCCGGCGAGTACCTCATCCACCATGGTGGCGACTGCATCCGCCGCGGGGGGCTGCTGCGTCGCCTCGGCCGGATCATGCAGACCCACCGGCAGGCGGCGTGAGGCCGGTCATGGGCAAATCCTCCCGCGACAAGGGCCTGCGCCGCGAGCGCGCCATCGTCGACATCCACATGAAATGCGGCCTGCGCGCCGAGCGCGTGCCACTCTCCGGCGCCGTCCGGTACCGCGGCAACGGCGCCGACGTCGATCTCTATGTCCGTGGCGCCGAGCCGGTGAAGGCCGAGGTGAAGGCGCGCGGCGAGGGCGACGGCTTCAAGACGCTGGAGCGTTGGCTCGGCGGCAATGACGCGCTGTTCCTATGGCGGGATCGCGCAACGCCGATGGTGGTGCTCCCGCTCCACGTCTGGATCGAGATCGCCCGGCGCAGCGTGCGCTGCACGGAGCCTGATGCCGATCGCGAACGCGCCCGCCGCGCGCGCCAGGCCGAGGAAGGCCCGCTGCCGCCGCCCGACGCGATCGCCGAGGTGACACCATGACTCGGCGCACCGCCCAGCACCTACGCGCCATCGGCGCAGCCCTCCGCCATCTCGCCGGCGGCGTGCTGCTGGCCGGCGGCTTCATCGCACTCCTCTGGCTCGCCGAGCTGGCGACCATCCCATGAGTGCCACCCCCATGCCGATGCCCGCGCCCGCCCGGCCGCCTGCATCGCCCATCCAGCCGGGCACCTCCTCGTTGAACGGGACCACCATGACCAACCGAACCACTCTGGCGGAGCTGCGCGAGCTGGACGCCGCGCAGGCCGCACGCCTGCCCGTCGATCATCTGGCGCTCCTGCTGGAAGAGGTCGGGGCGCTGAAGGCCGATGCCAAGCACCTCGCCGACCTGCTGCACGACGCGCTGCATGCCCGCTATGGCGCGCCCGCCGCCGCGGCACGTCGCGCCGAGGGCAAGGACACCGGGCGCGTCCGCGTGGCCGACGACGGCTTCGAGGTCGTCGCCGACCTGCCGAAGAAGGCGGCGTGGGACCAGCCGAAGCTGGCCGCGGCGGTCGCCACCATCGTGTCGTGGGGCGAGGACCCGGCCGACTACGTCACCACCGAGATCCGTGTGCCCGAAAGCCGCTTCACGGCCTGGCCGCCACGCATCCGTGCGGTGTTCGAGCCGGCACGCACCGTCGCCACTAGCCGCCCCTCCTACACCCTCGAACAGAAGGACGCCGCGTGATGGCGCATGAGCTCCGCATCCAGGTCGTCATCCCGCTGCAGGGCGATGCCGTCGCCCGCGCTAAGGACGTCGCCGCCTTCGAGCCGACGCTCGACAGCTTCACCGAAGTCGTCGCGCGCGCCGGCGGCGACATCAAGGTCGACGTCATCAAGGCCAAGCCGCGCGCCGCGAAGCGGGAGGCGCACTGATGGCGATCTCCCTCGCATCCCTGCGCAGCAGCACCAGCCTCTCGCCGCCGCGGCTGCTGCTCTACGGCGTGGCCGGTGTCGGCAAGACCGAGTTCGCCGCCGCCTCGCCTCGGCCCGTCATCCTGCAGACCGAGGATGGTCTCGGCCGGATCGAGGCGACGACCTTCGGGCTGCTGCGCAGTTTCGATGAAATCATGGAGGCTTTGGGCGCGCTCTACTCCGAGCCGCATGACTTCGAGACGCTGGTGGTGGACAGCCTCGATTGGCTGGAACCGCTGGTCTGGCAGCACACGGCGCGGACCCACAACCAGCCGG